GAGGAGACATTAAATATTGTAACAATTGTTTTCTTTGTTCATCTGTAATTGTAAACATTATTTGTTTCCTTTCATCTTACCATTTAATTTTTTTGCAGCTTCATTTGCTACGCACTCTACTGTCTTGGATATGGACAATTTTGCATTTGGCAATAATATCTTCGACAATTTTTCTAAAGTAGAGTATGTTTCTTTGGTTAGGGAAACATTTCTGTATTTAGTTATATCGGTCATGTGTTCCTTTCATATATTAATAATGACAATATAGGATATTAATTTAATAAGTCAATGACTAAATTCGCCATTTTTATGTATCTATGTGCGGCCATGCCTAACCTAGAATGCAAAATGATAAAAACAGAATTTAACTCATTTAAAGATGAGTATGAGTGTGTCCATTATGGGTACAAACACTCATTAGAATTAATAGAAAAGTTTGGTCGAGAGGACGTCAATAAATTATCCTTGTATACAAAGTTTGTTTGTACACCCTACACTGAAAAAACAATTTAATTATCTACACATACAACCAACTAAATTACCACTACCATCATTCATAATGTGTAGGTTTAGTGTGTCGACGTATCCGGTTAGTTTTAATCTTAGAATGTCGCACAGGTCCATGCAGTTTACTGGTTCCAATAAAGATATATGTTCCATCATTTGCTTTGTGACAGGAATTAATTGATATAGTCCGTCGTTTAATATTATCAAGTCCATTTGCAAACTCCTTTACTTGTTTATACCAAAGTTCTTTATATTTTGGGTTTCTAGTTTTGTTCCAAAGATTAGCTAAATTATCTAAGCTCTTTGTCATCTTTTAAGACTCTATGTTTTGTAATTTCACCAGTCTTATTGCCCCACTCAACTATTTTTTTAATACCTGGACCTAACATTTTGACATCAACTCCATATGAACGCCATGCCTTTTTCATTATGTTAAGTTCTAATACAAAGTTAGTCCATTGTTTTTGTGTTATACCGTCAACGTTAAGAATTATTTTCTTCATTTTTTAATTCTTTCATTCTACTAAACATTCTTTGTAAATTAAACACACTACAATTTAAAACAAAAAATGCAACGTCATCTCTCATTTCTTTCTGTTCTTCATAAGCTCTAGCTTTATTCTCATCAATCACATATTTTATATCTTCTTTTATTTCTGTCATAAGTTCCTTTCTAGTTTAAATATAGGATGTTAGAGGATATTTGTCAACTATTGTTTTCTCCCCTGTCGGTTGTATTTTTTATAAGATCTTTTCTTTGATTTATTTAGTGATTTTGTATGTCTTCGAGGACGTTTACGAGGCTTTGGACGGGGTACGAAATGAATAAATTTACGCTTCGCCATCGAAATATTTATCTACTTCTGATTTTAATGAGTGTTTATGTAAACGTGGTATGTAACTTATAACACCATTTACATGTTGCTCTAGGTCTGCACCACAAGTCATGCATCTATAAAATTGTTTAGTTAATCCCACTAATGGTGTATATTCCTCACACGTTGGACATTTACCATGAACTATTTCTGCTTGTATTCTCATTTAAAAATATCTCTCGCGTTTCCTAATATGGGTTTGTATTTTGTTTTGCCGTCTTCTCTAAACGCATGCAAGAAGGATGCTCTTGGTGTCCCTTCAATCCAGCTACAATGTATCCATCCAGAGTTAGGTTCACCCGGAGTATAGAACTCGAGGATGAGCTGATCTGGGGAAAGATTATTTTTAATCCAATCAAAAAGTTCAACATTGTCAACACCTGGACATTCGAAGTCTGCGGCTTCGGCTTTGGCGTGCTGTGAGTTTGCAGAGCTACCTATGGCCTGGCACAAAATGGGGCTACGAAAACCGCTGGTCACCTTAACCCTGCCGAAATGGTCACGCACCGGCTGGAGAATATTTTCACACAATGCTTTTAGTTTTTCTATCTGGTCAGCATTAGGATTATTATCAATACCCTTCCTGATAGCAGTGTCTGATTTAGTCAGCTCTAACAAGCTAAAGTTACGTGTAAGATTCATTATTGTGCTAATGGATTGCTACTAGATAATTTCAATTCTTCTATTTGTGTTTTTAAAATTTCAATTTGTTTTTCGTTTACTAATGTTTTTGTGTGACTATGCTCAGTACCTAACGCGTCAACTTGTTCTTGTAATACAGCTATTTCTGCAGAAAAATCTTTTACGTTTGCAGATTCTAATGCATCTAGCTTTGTAGTAATTTCACCATATTTAACAAAACCACCACCAATAGCTGCTAACACACCTATTAATGCTGCCACACCTGCTAATTGTTCTTTTATTTTACCCATTTTGTAAAACCTTTAATTCATTTATCAAATTCTGTCTTCTCTGTAAAACATTATTTAATTGTTGTTTTTGTATAAAAATAGGATCACTTTGTTTATATTCAACTAAATCTTTTGTATATATAATACGATTATCTTCGATATTTATTTGATCTTCATATATAATTTTTGGCTCATAAAAAGGTATGTTATATGCTTCTAGAAGATTACCTGAAGACATTATTTTTAATTTTACTAAATTTTTCAATTGTAAATTTTTGTCTATATCTTTAATTTTTTCATCTATTTTATTTAAAACATCAGTAAGTTCAACGGTTCTTGTTTTTTCCGATCGTACTTCTTTTTGTTTTTCATTATTCTCTTCCTGAGCATTGGCAGTCTCAGTAGCTTCGCTATTGGATTCTTCTTTTTCTTCATTAACTTCCTGTGGTTGTTCATTTTCTTCTTCTGTAACAGCTTCAGTAATCATTTCAATAGGTTCCTCTTCTTCTGATTCCTCCTCCGTAAACATTTCAATTATTTCCATAACAGGCTCCTCCTCTTCTTTTTCCTCTTGCATAACTATTTCTTCAAATATAATTTCTTCTTCTATCGCTTCTTCTTCTGTAATTTGCATCATGACAACCATAACTGGTTCTTCCATTTCAATAGGCTCTTCTTCAATAGTTAATTCCTCAAACTGAAACTCTTCTTCTAACTCTACAACATCTTCTATTTCTTCAAACTCTGTAATTAGTTCTTCAAATATATCTTCTATTTCTTCTTTGATAGCTACAGGTAATGGTGAATATAATATATCTAATAATGTTGCTTTTAATTCTGCACCTAATAAGTTTGGTCCAACAGGTGATGTAGAGTTTGGACTATTACCATCTATACCTTGCCACTGCCACTCCCACTTTCGTGCACCCTCACCTGTATGTGTGACTGTATCTGTATAGGTAAAAGTATTATTATTATAGCCAGAATCATTATTTCTATTCTGTGTAACTGTTGCAAGTTCGGTATCATTCTCATCTAATATTGTAACTGTTGTAGAATAACTATCCCTGCCGCTTGTTGCCTGACCACATTGACTTGATGACCCAACCCACTCACAGTTTTGTACCTCTGTCTTTGACGTAAGTGTAACGCCACCGTCTAAACTATCTGTTGTAGTGGTGTGATCTCCTGCAGATACATTTAATAAAGTTCCAGATGCAGATACTGTTCCTGTCCCTTGAGCTTCTAACTCATTATAATTTGATGAATAGTCAGTGATATTGTTAAGAATAAAACCATTAGAACTGTTAATACCATCTATGGTGCTGTTAGAATGTTGAACACTGGTTTGTCCTGTCCCAGCGTTTGGTAATAAATTACCTGTTGTCGCGGTTTCTGTTAAACCAGTTGTATGGATTAACATCATCAGCAAATTTATTAATACGATAAACCGCATAACCAGCTCCTATTATCATTATTATTAACCAAATCATTCTATGATAAGTTTTTTAATACTTTTACTACCGTCAATATTGTCTTCTAATTCTGCTTTACCTTTCCAACATTTATAAGTAACAGATTCAGAAAAAGTTCTTTCCGCTTCGCGCTTTCCGCGCAAACACATCGCCATCGAGTCCTGCAAACGTGCCTCCTTAATCTCTCCATTAATAAACATCAGTAATCCTACAACAGCTTCTATCATTGTGAGCTCCCATTTGTATATTTCATTTCTCTATTTGCATCTTTTAATTTTTCGATATCTACCAATACCTTGTCCATCTGCTTTCTTAAAAACTCGATGTTTACTTTATTTAAAGCCATTGATTCGATATGTGAGTTTAACTTGTCCGTAGTCTTATAAAGATCTTCGATCATCATAAATTGCTCGCTATCTGCGGGCAACGCTCCAAGTTGGCCCCGTGGCCATTTTATTCTAAATTCTGTATTCTCTTCTAGGTCCTTTTCCATTAATTGAAGTCTAGTGTCAGCTATATTTAATCTTTCAACGATTTGAAAATAACCCATGGTACCGAGTGCTACAATAATTATTAACGAGGCTACTGTCTTCATAGGCATTTGCACAGCAACCTCTTCTCCAATGTTTAGTGGTTTTTTTGACATTATGCTCCGTTAAATAAATCTTCTGGAGAAACTTTTTTTTGTTTTTTTCTACCCATGTACCAATCACCTGGTTCATAATCCCATTTTTTACCATGATGACCTCTAATATCTGCCCACCACATTCTTAATTTAACAACCCATTTAAAAAATTTACTTGGTTTAGCCATTATTTAGGTGTGTTCCAGTCTATTGGTTTTTTCTTTGGTAGTATAACTTTATCTATTTTTTCCATTTCTTTTATTTCTTGTCTATCAGCTTTTTCTTTTATTTTCAAATTCTTTACGTATGTATCATGATCAGGTCTTAATTTATTGTATTTTTTCCATGCTGCTTTAGCTTGTTTACCTATTTTACCTTCAAAAGGACATGGTGTGCCTGCTTGTTCCATAGCTTCAAAAACTCTTTCATCTTGGCAAAGTATGGCTACAGCTGCAACTTTCATACCTAATGTATTTAATTCTCTAGATAATTTAATTCTTTCACAATTTTTATCTCTAAAAGATTTACCACCGGATACACCAAGTCCAAAAGTTTGAACACCCGCTGATGCACCAGATAAACAAACATCAGATCCACTATTTGTTACTGTGGGTGCTGATGCCGTAGGTGGTGCTGATCTTATATTTGAAGTGGAATTATTTGTTGTTGTCGTATTATTTGAACTACCACTTTGATAAGTATTTGTAGCTGAACTTGTATACCCACCGGTAATTGATGTGTTAGATCCCGACGTATTATTTTGAGTTGTATTTGGATATGCTGGGCCTACCCACGCTATGAGACACAAAAGAATAATTAATACTCCTGTAAAATAATAATTCATCCTGTTTCCCTCTACCATTTATTGTTTTGAACCTCATTCTCTTGTGTTGTTTAACTTTATCAATCATTATTGCTTTTTAGGTGTCAATAAAGCTTTAATTTTTTCCCATATTTTACAACAAATGTTTTTACATTTATCAATCATGTTTTTTCTCCTCAATTTCGTAGAAGAAATCATCTGTATCTGACGTTTGCCATTTACCAGTATCTTCTACATTCCACTCATTAGTTTGCACTTTCCATTTAGGAATTTCATCTTTCACGGTAAAAGAAGGTAAATTCCAAATTATTCTGTTATTAGGTTGTGCTGCATAATTACCATCATCTAAGGCCATTATGTGAGCGCACTTATGTTCGTGCGGTATTTCTGAGTGTTCAGTATCAAGTATATTACTTTCTGGGTGTGCAAAGTCAACCGTAAATAAATATTTACCGTGATGCCATTTTTTATCTTTGCCTATATATTTTCCTGATGTGCCTTGTATTATATCCCAAGAAGTAACAGCAGGATAGTAACTAAAACAATTCCAGAGCTGAAGTTCATCAAGTCTTCGTGTGGGTACATCTTTGGGTTCAAATCCTCTTTGAATAAACGCTGTAATAGGTAATCTATAAAAGATCGCACCATTTTCCATAATAGCATGGAATAAAAGAGCGCTACCTGCAATAGAGCTAACACCAAAGATAATGCAGTCTTCAACTTCTCCATGATGTTTTTTGCAGTCATAAAGATATTCTCTCCTTATCTGAGCGTAAGTTGCTGGTATATTTGAATTTAAGTATGCCATAATAAAACCTCATTTTATCTCTCCCCAGTTTTTACCGGACTCATAATCTACCTTGTTTGGTATCTCTAAGTCAACTGCGTTTTCCATAATGTCTTTTATTTTCGCAGCCTCGAGAGGATTAATAACTGATATATCAAGTTCATCATGTATTTGTATATGCGGTGTAATACCCTCTTTGTGCAATTCTATCATTGATTTTTTAGTCATATCAGCAGCTGATCCTTGTATTAATCTATTCAAAGCTTTGTAAGTATAAGCACGCTTGATGCTTGCTCCATATTCCTGCCTCGCTTGATCAAAGGGTAAAGCTTTATGTACACCAAAATGATTTGGCTCCCACAAATGGAACCTGCATAATCTACCTAATAGTGTACGAATCTGACCACGTTGTTGTGCTCTATTAGATACCGAGTTCATCAAAGTTTTTACAAACGGAACCCTATCATGATAAATTTTAAATAACTCCTCAGCTTTATTTTTTGATACACCTAGCTCTGCTTGTAGCTTTGCTTTACCCATGCCATAAAATAATCCAAGATTAATTGTTTTAGCTTGAGATCTTGGTATGTCTGCCATCTTTGCTACAATGGTGTGAAAGTCCGCGTCACCATCTTCATAAGAATCTTTAACACCAAAGACGCTTGTGTCTTGATCAAGGGATGCGTAGTGAACTACAAGTCTTGGTTCTTGTTGACTATAGTCAAAGCATCCCCACTCGCAACTAGACTCAGGTATAAAGAGGGATCGGATCAATGGACCTAAGTCTTTGTTACGAGAAGGAATCTGTTGTAAATTAGGATTAGAATAACTAAATCTACCAGTGACAGTGCCCCCAGTATCTGATCTAATCTGATTAATATCTGCGTGTATTCTACCATTATGTTCATGTTTTATAATGGTATCTATAAATGTTGTATGTGCCTTGTTAATCTCTCTAGCTTTTGATATACATTGTACTAAAGGATGTTTATGTGTAGAGAGAAAGTTTTTTGTAAATGAAGGAGCCTGGGTTTTTAGTGTTCGCTCGTAAGGTAAGTTTAATTTGTCAAAAACTTTGGCAATTGATCTTGCAGCCCATATTTGGGTATCTATTCCTGTTTCTTTTTCTACTTTTAACAGGAGCTCTTTTTCTTTTGATGCTAGTTGGTTCTTCATTGTATGAGCTTTTTCAACGTCCACTCTCACCCCAAGAAATCGCATATCAACCAAACAAGGAAACAGATCTGTCTCAAGATTAAATATTGATTCTAAATCTTGATCTAATATTTCTTTCTGCATAACTTTCCATAAACCTAAAGTTAACTCTGCATCGCGTTCAGCATAATTACCAACATACATCGCAGGCAGTCTCCACATATCAGCTTTTGGATCAACACCCCATTCTTTTGCAGCGTTGATTAACTCTGTTTCATTTTTACCATGACCTAAATAATCCCAACCCAAAGATCCAAGATCATATCTAAATCTATTTTCATTTACTAATGATGCAGCAATCATAGTATCAACAATCTGTCCGTTGATTTGTATACCCATAGATCTAATCCAACAAACATCATACATTGCATTGTGAAAAATTTTTGTTGAAGTTGTTTTACAAATATCTGTAAACCATTGAATTACTTTACTTTTTTCTAGGTTACCACCACCCTCATGATCAAACGGAAAGTACCCTGAGTAGCCATCTGTTGCAACTGCAATACCAACAACTTTACCTTTACCAACAACAGAACCTGATCCCATAGTTTTTAATTCTGGATCGTGTGTTTCTAAATCAATTGCAATCTCTTCACAAAATCTTAAATCAGGAAATTCTGTAGGTTTAACCCATTCTGTTTGTGCATTAAATATCATGAGTAATCTCTTTCTAATATCATTTCTAAATAATGTATTGCTTTTTTTATATCTTCTTCTTTCCCTTTTGACTGATGTCGACAGATATACTTTATAGCATTCCCCTCTGCAAAAAGCAACTTGTTCTCATTTATAAACTCTGCTGGTTGAATCTTCATTGAGTGATAATGTTTACCGCCTACCTGTTCTTGTAATGATTTATATACTGATCCCTTAAATATTTCTTTGTTTGTCATATTTTAAACTCCTTTGATTTATTTTGTGATTTAATTAAATATAAATTTTTCATACTTCTTGTTATACCTACATACCAAACTCTATACTCTTCATCTTGT